ATTGATCAGCTAGAGTACTGCAAGAGAAGCTACGGCAGCACCCTGGACGCGGCAAAAAAAGGCGTCTTTGAGCCTCGTGAGGATAAAGCATATACCATCGTTCAGAAGCCAGAGGTGGTTAATGATCGAGAGCAACATGATGCGTGCGCTGATCTCTACTGTGAGGTCCAGATGCGGAAGAATTATGAGCAGGATGTATTGACCACCTATCGTCGCGTTGTTGACAAGACAATGAGAACAAAATTGACCACAAATGGCCTAGCATCGTCATATTCTCCCGGCAATTATGATCGCTCCTTGGAACAGTTGGAGAGTGATCTTCAGAAAGCGGAAGAGGAGTTGAGACAACTAACAATGAAATACCGTAACTACGTTATACCGTTCGCCTCTGATTATCCCTTGCAAGCGCACGTCCACAAAATTCGTCAAGGCTTGGAGAGAGGCACCCAAATTCGTGTGGGAAGCTCATGGTGGGGAGGCGGTGCACAGCGTTTTATGGAATATCTACAAGTGTCCCCCGAGCAGATTGAATCAATAATCTCTGAGCGAGGAGAGGACTATCGCCCGACTTTGGGCGATGGTGATATTAAAAGCCTAGATTTATCGATTAAACGTTTCTTTATGGAGCTCTACACTGTGACGGGTGGAAAGTACTACAAGTTTGAAGATGCCATTGATTATCGAACTTATAGTCTCATGGTTAAGCATTGTCTTCACGCAATTGCGGCTCGATGCACTCACATATTCGGCAATGAATGGCGAGTAATCATGGGTGGAATGCCGTCGGGGTCCTATATAACGAGTCACGGGGACTCTTGGATAATGTTGCTCATGTTCTGCCTATTTGTCTGTCATGCACGAGAGCGCTTTCCGTTCAAGCGCAAGATGATTGACGAGTGTGTGCAAAGATCGTGGGTTAACATAGCCCTCTATGGCGACGACCACATCCTACGATCTATACGCGGTCTTCAGGGTGTAATAGGAGAGCAAGAGTTCGTTAACTTCCTTTATAATTTTTTTGACATGGGCTCTCGCGATGTTCGCCCGGATGTTCCGTTTTGTTCTGAAGCTGACAATTTGGGCGGCCTGAAAAGAAAAGGTATCGTTTTTTTGAAGAAATACTTTATACCGTTGCCCGAATATATGAAGCGACCACATCTCAGAATGCCATCTGTCGTTCCCTACAGGACCCTTGATTCGTATGTTCATAGAATCGCTTTCGGGTCAGCAAACGAAAGAACAGAACTTGACCAAATCTTGTCGTGTATAGGTAATGCATATGATACTATGGGTACCAACCCTACCGCTTACCGCTTTTTGAGCATGGTGCATGCGGAGCTCGTCAACTTTCTCGAGGTCGATCATGATACGTTGAGACGAATGATGAGTGAGAGAATTAATGATCCAAATGCCAAGGACATAACCAAACTGATTCGCAAGTGCAACTTGCGACCAGAAGAGTTGATAGAAGGGTTTCCGTCCTTGGAGGATTTAATCGTTCGCAATGCGATAATAGGTGACGGAAACTTCCGAAAATATTACGGTAG